GGGGATGCGTAGATCATTGGCAGGACTGCTGCTATTCCGGCTTTTAGCGCGCCTTCGACGTTGTAGTTGCTTGTGATAAGCACGGCGACGCTTCCAGCGACGAAAGCTTTCAACCAGTCCTCGAGCATTGGTGCCCACTTCATTCAGGCTCCACTGGTTCTGGTGGGGCCACAAATTGACCATCCTGATAGAACCAACCAATGGCAACGGTCAACGGATCGCCGCCCAAGTCATACCAATCACCATCAAGGTTTACTGTTACCCACGCATAGTCAGCAACGATGATTTCGCTGACCGCATCGTTGACGACGAGCGCACAATAGTTTTTAGCGGAATCGGACATAAACCACCCCGTCTGCTCCTGCGCCACCTTGCGTAGTTGCACCGCCGCCACCACCACAACCATAATTAGTGGCGGTTGCGTTAGAGCCTTGCGCGGCTGATGAGCCGCCGTTGCCACCTGTGCTGTTGCCTGCTGTGCCACCCGTTGCGCCAACAGAACCACCGCCACCACCTGCGCCGTGATACAAGGCTGAGCCACCAATAAAAGTTGAAACATCAGTTCCTGTGCCGCCGTTGCCGGCATTATTGCCGCTGTTATTTTGCCCTACTTGTGTTGAGCCGCCACCGCCGCCACCAGCGGCATTAGTAGTAAAACCTCCCGTACCACCGTCATTAGCGCCTATGGCAATTAGTGCCAAACCTGCCGCTTCGCCATTGGCTGAAGCACCAAAACTGCCACCGCCACAACCTGCATTATCTAATCGTGGGTCACCACCGCCACGACCGCCGCCAGCACCGCCGCCACCGCCGCCAGCACACAGTTGATTTACGCGACTAAAAGAACCACGGTTGCCGTCAGCATTGGTTGCCGTTTGTGCAGCGCCTTTAGCGCCAATTGTGACAGTTGCATTTGCTGTCAAATAAAGGGTTTGTTGGATAACTGCGCCACCACCACCGCCGCCTGAACCTACGTTTGTCGTACTGCGCCGACCGCCAGAAGCGCCACCACCAACAACCAAAACGTCAAAAAATCCAGACTTAGTAACTGTCAAAGTTCCAGAAGTAGTGAATGTCAACAGCGTGTAATTGAGACCGCCGACCGTGATGCTCGAGCTGGTGCCGCCTGTGGCTACACCGTAGTTCGCACCGGCACCGCGAAAAAAGATAGCCGAAGCCGCGCTCGTGAAGTACAGCTGTCCACCCTCCCACTGAGCCAATGCCAAAGAGGCCGCTGTGTTGACCGTCGCAGTACCAGCAGTAATTGTGCATGTGCCTGCACCGATGTTGTGGATCCATACGCTGTCACCAGCACCGAACAAACTGGTGTTGACAGTGATTGTGGTTGCGCCTGCTGCGTTCATCACGACGCGCTTACCGCCATCCGAAGCCAACAGCACGTAACTAGCAGTCTGGTTATTGACCGGAACGTTGAATGTCGAATTGAGCTGGCTGGCTGTCAGCACAGCTCCAGCCACAAACGGGTAGGGAGTCGTTGCCATGGTTACCTCATCCTAATACGTTTGTGCCATCAAGTTGACCGTACACCGGGTCATCCAAAATGAGCTGGAACACAATGGTGGTCGGGGCTGTGTAGTAGGTAATTCGATGCCCTGACGCAAAATTGATGTTGCCTTCAATGCCTTCAATGCTCAACTCAGATGTGATGGTTGACAGCCCGGTGATGTCTTTAGTAACTGTGATGGTGTCTCCGATGTCCACGGTGGCAGCCAGCGCTCGCTCAGCGTTGTCCAGCAGGGCAAAGCTGGTGCTGACAGCCGTAAAGCGTGGGGCAGGTTCCGCTTCCAACAGATAATCAGCCAGGTCATCAATCTCGCCTTGCAAATGCAGCAGGCTGTTTGTGATTGACTGCGACTGAATGAAGTACGTGGCTTGACTGGTCAAATCCTCAGCCAGCGCATTCTTGCCATCAAGCGCCTGCACGTACGCGCGATTCAGCACGCCATCAGCGTCAAACTCGATCTCCACGTTGTCATACGGTGTGTTGGTATTGTCATCGGCAAAGGTAATCACCGAGCCGCTTAGCGTGGCTCCGATACGCGGCTGGAACGTGAACACGCCAGCCCGACTCATAAACACGCGGCCCTGCTCAGCCTGGTTGATTTGCGTAATGTAGCCGAGCGTGTTTTGCCCGGCATTGAGCGTGTACGAGTTGTCATGGCCCAAGTTGACCGTCCCCACGTCAATAGCCGTGGTGCCTGTGTAATTGACCTCTGGCAACGCTAGAACAGTCTCAATGCGTTCTCCCGAGGTTTCCGCACTCGGGTTGAACGCAGCCATCTGCGTCTGAGCCAGCAAATAGAAATCGTCCGAGCATTGCACCGCCACCGTGTTAGGGCCAGCCAACGCAAACTCGTAGTTGTAAGCCGTGACGTAGCCAACGAACAAATACTCCGATGATCGGCTGAGCCTGACTCGACGCATAGGTGCAAGCCCAGGTTTGTCGTTGCTCGGGTCGAAATAGGGGCTGGCAGTGTCATACGGCCCGAGAATGCCTGTCTCGTCGGTCATGCGAAAGCTCATCGTCCCGGCACCGAACTGATCGTCCACGTTGCGGCGACCTCGCCTGTAGGCAACCTCGGTCACATACTCGGTGATGTCTGCGTATGTCGTATTAGGGCCAAGCGTGTAGCTCGTATTGTTTAGCACGCCCTTGGTTGCGTCATCCAGCCTGAATGAGTTGTAGTCAAAGCCTGTGTCAAGCTCGAGCAGGTAACTACCTGATTGGACAACGCTCGCAGCCATAGTTACGCAATCTGCACGTCAAGTGGGCCGCTGCGACGGTTGTACTGTTTCAACGCATTGACAATCGTGTCACCTAGTCGCTCATCGGCAATGGTGCTGTTGACCGTCACGTTGTACACAGCCTGCTTCGGGGCGTACGCGGCATCAAGCATGGCTGGTACTTCGTAGTAGCGGCTCTTAGGGTCATACACCGAAGGGTCAAACGGTTGCACGGTCATTTGACCGCCACCGCCACCGCGAGTACCACCGCCACCGCCACCCGATGGGGCAGGCAACGTCACCGGGGCAATAGCCGGAATGCTTGGCACTTGAATCATGCGTTCTACTCGATCAGGGCCAGCCGCTGTACCAGCAGCACCGCTAGCAGTGCCACCGCTAGAGATGTTGAAACGTGGCAGGTTGATGTCACCGAGTTCCCCAATGTTGACACCCGGCAGCAGGTTCAGACCTTTGATGACAAGGTTTATCATGCTGACGTACGTGTTGGCGATGCTCTCAAAAATGCCAATGATGAAGTTGCCCATTGTGGCAAATGCGTTTTTGACGCTTCCAGTCTTAGCGACCAGCACACCAAAGCCAGCCACCAACAGCGCCACAGCCGTAACGACCAGGCCGATTGGGTTAGCAGCCATCGCAAGGTTCAACGCCAACTGCGTCACCGTGATGACTTTTATTACTGCGTTCAATGCGAGAATTGCCCCGGCAAGGGAGCCGACCACAGCCATGACCGCTAACACTTTGTCAGTGTTATTTTGTACGTATTGCGCAAAGCGTTGCAGTACCGGGAGCAGGCGCTCGAGGATGGGCAGGAATGCTGCACCAATAGATTCCTTAGTTTCGCCAATGGTGAGCGACAAGCGTTTCATTTGACCTTCGGCGCTGTTGGCAGCCACAGCTGCTGATCCGCCGACCGTACCAGCCACGGCAGCAAACACTTCATCCAGTGACGCGCCTTCTTTGATAAGGCTGCGTACCGAGGGCAGCAACGTGCCCAGCGCCTTGGTGTTGCCACCGTACGCCTTAGCAATGGCATCCGTAGCCGTGCCCAAATCAACGCCAGTGGCTGCTGCAATGTCGAGGGCCAGTGTGAGGCCATCCTGTGCCGAAGTCATCTCTCCGGTCACCTGGACGAGCGAGGCGAGGGCTGGGCGTAGCTCATCGTCAGCCACAGCCGCCGACATCATCGTGGATTCAATAAACGCCTCAGCGACCTTGATGTTGGCTTCCCCAGCCAGCGTGTTATTTGTAATGGCCTGGGCGAGCAGGGCTTGTGCTTTTGCGTCCTCAATAGCGGCCTTGGTTGCGTCACCAATGACCACAGCCAGCCCACCAATAGCCGCAGCTGCCGGGATGGCAGCCTTCTTGAGGGCGAACTGGGCTTTAGCGCCAGCGCCTTCAAGGTTCTTGAACTCGGCAACAGCCTTGCTAATGCCTTTGCCATCAAACTCAGAAATAATTGGAATTGTTACAGCCATTAGCGAGTCAGTCTATTCGTCGTGGCCTCATTGATTTTTTCTACCACTCGACCAAGGTTCTCATTGACCTGATCGGCGTTGCGTTCGTATGAGGGCCACATCAAACGCGATGGAGCACCGTACAGTTGCGATAATGCCGAGGCCAGCCGATTAGGTGCCTTGCGGCCTGCCATGTCAAAAATGGTGCCTGCCGGGCTTTTCATTGTGACACTGAAAACAGCCAGGCTGTTTCCACGCCTGCGATTACTGAACCGAGCAATGATGGATTTGCTGACTGAACTTTGTGCCCACGGCATGAGCCTGCCGCCTTTCCAGTTACGCGACATACCCGACAACGGCAGATTCACAACCTTGCTTCGAGCATCCTTGACAATCGGATCAACGATGGTCTTGAACTCTTTTTTGATTTCCTTGGCAAGCTCAGGTTCCATGCGCTGCAACTCGCGCAACGTCTCTTTGACACCGACAACAGTTACAGATGTTTCAGCCACGTTGTTGTTGCTTTCTCGCCAGCAGTAACACGGTAGCCAAATCCTCAGAATCAAACTCAATGTCAGGTGGCCACCACCCGGTCGCCAACAGCAGTTCCGCTAACTGGCGGCGGACGCTGTTGCTTCCGTAGGGTTTGCGTGGGCAGTCTCCACTACCTCAAAATCCTCAACGGACACAAGCCAAGTGTCATAGTCGCGGCCTTCACGCTTATTGACGTTGAGCTGATGCCACGCCATAAACATGATGTCATCAATACCGATACCGGCTTGCAGATCGCTGGCGCGGCGCTTGAACTTGCGTTCCCACGCAGCAGCCGTAGCGATTGTCGTTGTGACTTGCTCTGTAACCAATTCCGCTGCTGGTGTCTTGAATGACACCTTGATGGTTAGTTTCACGGGGTCACGTCCTCAACCAGCACGCCGCCAGTGATCGTGATTTCTACTTCGGACAGTTCACCGACCGAGCCGTTCACGACATCCAGCGACTCGAGGTAACCGCCAGTGATTTGGAACTCTGGGTTCGTGGTGCTGATTGCCGAAGCCGATGCAGCTTTTACTGCGACGTACACGTTGGTGCCGACAAGGCTGGTCAGGTCAATGTAAGTGCCCGGGGTGCTCGAGTACTCCATCAGCAGCGTGGCGGTCACAGTCACGTTGGTGAGGCCACCAACAAACTGGCGGCCAGTGTTACCAAACGAAGTGGAGTCGAGCGCTTCACGCGACTTGGTGACAACGACCGATTTGCACTGATCGGTCAGGTCTTTGATTCCAGCAAGGTTCGGGCCGATGCCGAAGGATGGGGAAGCCAGGTAAGTGGTTGCGTTAGCCATGTAGCGAATCTCCTCTACGTCGAGGGTCGCTGCTTACCCGTAGGGCAGTCTAGTAGCCCTAGGGGCTTACTTTGGTGCGTATTGTCAGCTCATAGGCAGGGTAGTCAGCGCCACCGTACGAAACGGTGGTTGGGCGTGCATCCGTCAAGCCGATTTGTGCAGCGCGAATCAAATCAATGTTGTCCAGCAGGCTGTCAAGCGTCCTGTTGTCCCCGGTGCCCAAAGCAGTCATTACGACGCGGAATTCCATGTCAGCAACAACGTTGGTTGCCATCATGATGGTGGGTGCCTCAACAAGTGCACACGGTGGGTTCATGTTGCGTGGATCATCAAACACACGCAGCCCGGTAATTGTCTGCAGTTTGGTGACTAGTTGGTCGTAACCATCCTTGAACATGTTGGACATGTCAGGCCACCTGTGGCTTATTGACTCCGAGCAAACGCAGGATTTGACCGTAGTTGCCTGTGACCGGGCCACCTGTGGCTAGTGGGTCAAACGACGCAAACGCCTCGGTGGAGCCGCGTTCACGGTAAAGGATTGCCGCGTACTGAACGGTGCCGAGCTTGACAGCGCCATCAGGCACAGTGGTTGGTGAGTCAAAATAGCCCGACTCCTCGCGCTTACGGTACGCAAATTGGTTCGCTGCGCTTACAGCCATGTTGGCTACGTCCAGGTCAGCACTCGGGTTGGTAAACGTAAAGCCGAGGTAATCCTCGACATCGCCCAGGACAATCCACGAGCAGGTCACCGAGTATGTGCATGTCCCGGTGGCAGATGCTCGATCAGCGTCAGCCGTGGTCAGCGCAAACAGCACCTGATTAGGGATGATGGTGTCAGTGTCGTACTGGTAATCGCCCTGCTGCGATACGCCGATGAAGTAGTACTCGGGCAACGC